CCGTATAGGTGTCGGCATCGGTGCGCCGGCGACCGGTGTGTTCGCTCGGTCGGCGGGTGTTGACCACGTCGCCGAATTGCGCCAGTTGGTCCTGGAAGTCGCGGTGAACCAAGTTCGCCATGACCATGTTCTCTTCGAGAATGGCCAGGCTCTCATTGGCCCACAGCTCCGGGATGTAGGCGTCGTTGTCGTTGTCGAAGCAGATCAACACTGCTTCACAAATATAAAGCGGATTCATTCGTTGCATTCCTAACAGAAAGGTAAAGGGTAGAAGTACCAACCCCGCTTTGGTTTCAGGCAGCTCGCGGGTTGCTGCCTATAGAACCCGGCCGAGCCGGTATGCCGCCCTTTGGTGCAACGCTGGGCAGATGTGCGTTTGGGTTGGTTTACAACCCGAGTTTGGAGGGGTCTTCTTTGCGAAGACGCATGTACTCTTCGGTGGACAACTTCTTGACGTTGACCTTGCCGTTCTTGCCGCCATTGGGGCCACCGGAGTTGCCGCCGACGCCGCTCACGATGTTCGACTTGAACATGCCGCCGAAGTGATCGGGGTCGTTCTTCATCCGGGCCACAGCGTCCATCGGGGTCATCAGACCTTCTTCGGTCGTCCCGTCTTCCTTGGTGACGGTCACCTTGATCATCGGGTTGCCGACGGCATCCAACTTCGCATCGCCACGGAGGTAGGTGACAAGGATGCTGGGGTTGAAGGCGTCGTTCGCAACCGCAGCGTCTTGTAGCGAGCGAGCAATCGTCGACTCTTCGTACTTCTTCTCGGCCTCGACCGCACGCTTCTCAGCAGCGGTCAGCCGGATTTCGTACTCGCCGGCGAGCTTCTTCTTGTCTTCGCGGGCTTGTTCTTCCCTGGTGCGAAGTTGCTTGAGGATGTCTTCTCGGGCTTCCTCAGCCTTGGACCGTTCGGTCTCGCTGAGGTTCTTGCTTTCGAGAATTTCGTTCAGTTGCTTCTCAGTCTTCTCCAATTGGAGTTTGTGCTTGCGCTTGTCTTCCGCCAGCATCTTGTTCACCTGTTCTTGGGTGAACGTCTTGTTCGCAGCAGCCGCAGCTTCAGCAGCCGCAGCTTCAGCAGCCGCAGCTTCAGCATCGGGGTCGCCGTCGAAGCAGGTCAGAGCGGGGAGGGACAGGTAGCGATTGGCAAACAACATTGAAACGATTCCTCATTGCCCCCATTAGAAAAGACAAAATCGCAGCGGGTCGGGGTGTGCCGCGCGATATCCCGACGAAAGTCGGTAGTGATTAGGAAACTCGTAGGAGCTTCACGGCGTCTTCGTCACGCAAGAACGGACGGAGGTAACGCCAAGCGAGTGCGTTCGGAACACCATTGATTAGGTGTTCAATTGGCACCTGCGATCGGTTGTACGTGGTACGAACCGAGGAAAGTTGCTGGGAGCTAATGCCCAAGTTCTCAAGTTCGATCTCGGGGTGTTTGCCGTCGAGCAGCGAGTGGGCGATCTCGTAGCACGCCAGGCGAATCGCCTCGGGCACTGTGGTGTCGGCCCCTCGCGGGAACTCTAATACCTGTGTGGCCTCGGCGGCACGAATCTGTGCATCAGTCGCGGAGTCATTGGCGTCAAGCAAATCGTAGACCGGGTTCTTATAGCCTTTGAAGTTCAGCGTATCGACGATCCGAGTCGCGGCCCGCAGAGCCCTGGGCTTGTCTGCGGCTGCTGAATCCGACCAGGCAGACTCGTGGAGTCGGCCGTCGAAGTAATCCTGGGCCTCGGCAAGGGTGCCATAATAATCAGACGTTATCACTTACCCTCCCCTCGTACCGGCGGCTTCGTGTCGTATTTCATCGTGATGTCGCGGCTGGCTGCCAATTCCTCCGACTTACCCTTGGCAGGGTTCGCCGACATATCGGGCCGTCCGCGAGCAGCTTCATCGCCTTGCTTAGCCGTATTCATTTGACCTTGGGCTTCCGCGATTCGCAGCGTGCGGGCCATGTGGTCGTCTTGGGCCTGCTTGTACTCGTCTTCGTTGAAGCCGAGAGCCACTGAGGCGGTCTTATCGCCAACCAGGCCGTCCTGGTGGGCGGCGATGATCACGTCGGGGTCGCTAGTCGTGAAGTCGGCCCTGTCGATCTCGCTGTGGATTGTCCGCAGCGTGTCGACCTTGACTCGCGTACCGAAGAGCGTCGTCGCGATTACCTTGCCGATTTCCCGCTTGGCGGTTCGACTCGGGAGCTTCGACATCAGTTCGTTGAGTTCTTTGCCCTCTTCGAGGCGTTCCCTGTCGCTCTTGATCGAGTACTGTTCGGGGTACTTGATGACGGCGATCAGCCGCTTCGATTCGACCTTGTTCTCGTAGGCGGCCCAGAAGCTCGCAATCTTCATTTCGGCGGCTTGAAGCACCAGCCCAATGAACGAGAGGCCGGCGTTAAGGCCAGCGTTGTCCATCGTCTTGCTTTCGGCCGACGCGCGACTCGCGACGTTCTGCACTGCCAGGTTGATCAGCTTGCGGATGTCCGCTTCGAGCTTGGCCTGCAACTCCATCGAAGCCTTTAGCGGCTCCGAGCTTGGGTTGATAAAGGCCGGACGCTCGGCGTTCATGTCGTAGTAACGACCATTCGTGACGCCGACCTTGACGGCTTCGTCGCTACCTGCCTGCCCACCCTGAGTGGCGGTGCCATCTTCGTTGGCAACACGCTTCAAGTGACCGCCGACGCTCCGCATGTCCTTCTGTTCAGTGTAGAACGGGAAGTTGGATTGCAGGGCGTAGGCAACGTCCGTCGAGCCAATGTTCAGCAGAGCGATCTGCTGGGTGGTGGCGTCCTTGATCAGGCTGTCGCCGATCGAGGGCATGACGAACGGGATGCGGGTCAGTTCTAACTCGTAGGGCGTGTTCGACAGGTTGCCGTTGCGGTCAACTGCCAAGCCCTCGACGTTATAGAACTGAAGTTTGACTTGGCCGGTGACTCGGTCCTTCCAGACTTTGCGGTAACGCGAGGCCGTATTGATGGCCATCAGCGTTTCTTGGTCATAATTCGTGACCGTGTCCCGCAGCAGGATGGATTGGAAGTCGCCGGGATGCTCTGGGTCCATTGCCCAGTTCATGATGTCTTCGACACAATACGAGTACAGGTATGGCATCTTGCCGTTGGCGTCGAGCAGCGTGCCGCCTTCTACGACGGGCATGTCGACGTAGATGCCAACGCGACCGGTGATCATTAGCTCGGTCAGAATTTGCTGACCGATGAAACTATTCATCGTCGCGCCGCAGCCATCCACGCCGCCGTCGGTGCCGGCGATCGCTTCCTGGTACGACTTGCTGCCACCCGTGCGGGTAATGTCGCAGAATCGTTGGAAGATGCTATTGCGGACTTCGTTGAGCGCGGCTTTGGCAAACGTCGGGATCGGGGTGAGATCGAGCCGGCGGTTGTAGTCCTCGGTCGTCTCGCGCGTCGAGAACTGCTTGAGGAACTTCTGCCGGAAGTCCTTGCCGCCCTCATAGCACAATCGCCATTCGGCCCACTCCATCGCGTCCGAGTGATAGTTCGGGAACCGCGTGGTGAGGAAGCTCGGCAATTCAATTCTTTCGGCCATCTTGATGCTTTCTCAGGTAAGTAGCGGCTAAAGGAACTTCTCGACATTCGCGCCCGTCGTGATCGAAGCAGCGAACGGCAGAGCGATCTCCGTATAGTTCAAGCTGTGGGCATAGTGATCAGCCGCAGTCTCGACGAACGTCGCGACCGGGTTGCCCATTTCGTCACGCTCGTATGTCCTCACGAGTGCCTTCATGTGTTCCTTGTACTCAAGCGAAATATCGCGAGGGAGCATGATGCGTTGCGTGCGGAATCGGCCGAGCGAAGCGCTCAGCCAACTCGTTCGGTCGACGGTAGCGAGTGGAGCCCCGCCTTCTTCTTCAGTGACGCCGACTTCCTTACCGACCTTGCCACGTCGGTAGCGGCACAGCCACACGTACTTAGCAAAACGCTTCGCGAATCGGCGTGCTTCCAAGATTTGCGGGTCGGCGTCGATGACGCAGGACAGCACTTGGTACGCTCGCATCAGGTAGTCGAGTTGGTGCCAGTCGTCTTCGTGGAACTTGCCGTAGCCAATGACCTTGCACTTTGCGGCGACGTTGATGTCCCGCGATAGCTGGTCAACGAACCACTCGCAGACCGTGTAATACGACCATTTGCCTTGATCAACGCCCATCGTGATCAGGCGGTTGCCGCCGACTTTCGGCAGCGGGTCATTCGTTGTGTGATTGCCGGTGCACTTCTCAAGATCGTCATCGGTGACTTGGGCACCGTCGCCAATGAATGGAAGGCCGAGCTTCGAGTTGTGGAACTCTTTCGCGGCTGCTTCGTCGCCGAGGCCGCGATGGTACGACACGACGATTTCGCCGGGGTCGACCGTGAAGCTATAAAGCTGACTGACGTGGAAGCCGCGAACGTCCGGGTTGCTGTTTGGGGCGAACGACTGCCAGCGGCCTGTGCTACCAAGCCAGTTCGGTTTGCCTTTGTGTTCGAGGCGGTTCTTACACTCTTTGCACTTCAGGAACGACTCGCGGCAGCGGGGATCGTTGACCGTTTCGCCGATGATCTCGATGCAGTCGGGCCACACAAGCTCGGTGAAACGTCCGCAGCAAGGGCACTTAAAGACGAAGTGTTCTTGCGTGGACGTGTTGTAGAGCTTGTGGATGCCGAAGTTCGGGATCGTCGGGGTCGAAATACCCCACACAGTCTTGCGCATCTGGCCGCTCAACCGTTCGAGCGCGAGCCAGATTTGCTTCTGGTCCATTTCGTCCACTTCGTCCAGGATCAGCTCCGAGACGGGAATGGACTTCAGGTTGCTATCGCCGCGCGAACCACGGATGTAAAGGTTGTTCGAGCCAGCTTGTTTCAAGCTCACCGTGTTGGTGTCGGTGAACAGCGACTTGAGGTACGGGCTCAACTGAAGGGCCACGCTGAAGCGGGCCTTCGAGAAGTCCGTCGCATTAAGCGAAGTCGGCAGAACGTAAAGCACGTCCCGCTTTAACTGGTCGATCACGTACAACGCACGGTTGATTCCGCACTCGGTCACGCCGAGCTGGGCGGCCTTCATCGCGTAGTTGAAGGACGCCTGCGAATCGAGCATGTCGCGAATCCACGGATGCCACTTCCATGAGTAGTTTCCGGGGAACGGCTCACCCATCACTCGGCGGGCGGCTGCCCATCGTGAGCAACACGTTAGCGAACTGCCTTGAAGGCCACTCGCAATTGACTGCCTGAGTTCAGAGAGCAGATCGTGCATAAGGTAGGCCGATTATTGCGGATTCGCAGATGTCCACCGGCGGCGTGAGCGGCCGGTATATTGTGGTGCGTTCGTCCCGCTCGACCTTGTTTCGTTATTCGTCTTCGGACTCGTCTTCGGACTCGTCTTCAAGCTCGTCTTCAAGCTCGTCTTCAAGCTCGTCTTCAAGCTCGTCTTCGACGGACTCGGCGGCCTTGACGACCACGAAGGGCTCGCCGGCGGGCTTGTTGTCCGGGCCAACGCCAACGGCCGACACTTCGACGCCTTCGGGGACTTCGACGAACTTCTGGGTGCCTTGAATGACATCCATCTTCACGTCGCCGAACAACAGGCGGACGATCGACTCAGCTACGTTCGGGACTTCAATTAGCATTTTGTGCCTCAATGGTTGCAATGATTTTGTTCAGACGATCTCGGAGTGCGGTGACGCCGGGCAGTGGGTCGCCAGGCATGCCGAGGGCCAGGTAGCCCTCGATCATTCCGATGCACGTCCCTGTGCCGAACGTGACGTGGCTCCAAAGCCTCGCCGATTCGCCGGGGACGCCCACCACGAGCGGGTCGAGCCTTGCCGCCGTGAGTTGGGAGGCCGCCTTCGTTGCCGCGCGGGCCGCCGCACGATTAGTGGCGGCTTCATTCTCTCGACAGCGGCGACTACGACATCCCATGATTCGTCCTTCAGATAACGAAGACCGCGAGCGACAAGATGATCTTCAGAATGGTGAGCCAATTGGCCTTGATCCAATCGACCATGCC